ATATCAACAATATCTAAGTTTGTTGTGCCATCAATATCAGCATCTCCCGATACATCTAAACTTCCTGCATCTAACTCACCTGTTAGTGTTACATTTCTAAAACCTGTGATATCTTTGTTAGTGTCCACAACAGCAGCTTTTGAGGCAGCTACAGTTCCTGCTGTTATGCCATCTATAGACTCAAGATCATTCTCATTTATATCTGCGGAGCCGATAACAAAGCTACCAGCAGTTACTGAACCACTTACTGAGGTATTACCACTAGCATCTAAAAAGACAGTTTTAGCAGCAGGGAGAGTACAAAACACAGTTCTTGTGCCAGAACTCCAACTAACAGCATTATTAGAATTAGAACTAGCAAGTATTGTTGTTCTAGCAAGTGTAGTACCAGATGATGTAAATGTACCCAGACCGACTTCAAAGTCTGTATTATCTGTGCAACAATAATAAGTCGTATCCCCATTACTTAAATTAGCAGTAAAAGTTTCAAAACCAGTAACAGCACCACCTAATGTTAATGTACCAGTGCCAGTTGTGGTAGATGACTCCTTTATTCTATCTGATATTACTAATGCCATTACTTTAACTCTATTGTTAGATTCCCTGCATTAATTCTAAATATATCACCACTTGCTATTGCCTTACTCGCATCCAAAGCCCCTACAAAAAGTATGTTACCACTACTAGAGGCATCGGCTATAAAAACATGTGTTACTGTATCTGTGCCACCACCTCCAGAAGCTGGAAACTCTATATTTGCTGCATTGATTGCAGTCTGTGTATCTGTTGAATCTGCACCTATCGTTGTCCAACTAGATGCTGCTACTTGTTGTCTTGCATAGTTTGTAAAGTTTGCTTCTGTTACTGATCCAGTTTCAGCCGCACTCACTGCCGTTGCAAGTCCTACATAAATACTATCTCCAGGGGATGAAAAACTAAGAGAGTTGTTTTTGAATATATAATGTAATAATCTTCTCTCTAAAAAATTGGTCGCTGCATTTGCTGTTGCCATTTAAGTCTCCTATGTTCTTCTAGATTGAGGTAACCCTCTTCTGTACGCATCTGCATCTTCTCTTGCTTCAGCTAAATCTTTAACTCTTGCTATTGTTTCTAAGAATCTACCATTATAAAGATCAAGTAAATCTTTTTCTCCTTTTAAGTATACATATGCTTCAAATAAACTACCATAAAGTAAAGCAAAAGGAGCATTTGTACTCACCCAAGTTGTACCACTATCAGCCCCTGCTGTTAAACTTGCTGGTCTATAATAATAGTGTAATTCTAAAGCGTAATTACTATCTGGTGTAGGACCTACGATAAAATTATCTACATCAAATCTTGCATAATATTTAGGAAGACCTGTAGTTGAAGAAGAAGGGGTATATTCTCTTATATAGTTTACATCTTTTTGATGCAAAAAACTTTCTGATCCAGAAGTCGTTATTTGTAATGAAAAAGATGCTAAATAATCAGAGGGAACAGATAAAAACTGATCTGATGAAGTAAAAGCACTTGTAACATTTTTTCTAAAATATTCTAAATCAACTGTTTTAAAAATACGTTCTTCAGCAGCTTTAATAAAATCAGGTAAATGAGTTACAAACGATGTTTCTGCATTATCCGTATAATCTTGTATCGCTGTCTTTAATGTTGCTAATGTAAAACTCATTATCCTACCACCGTCACTGGACCTGCTGTTACAATTCCCCCACCACCTTTTTTACTGCCTGTAGTTGCTGTTTCGCCATTGGCAGAAAAAGTATAAGAATCATCATCTACTTTTGTTATACTATATCCTGATGCCTGTTGTAAAATAGATACGCTAAAACCATCAAAAGGGGAAACATTTCTAAACCTTACAGTATCTGAAGTAGACCTTCCATGGTTAACTTCTTTAACAGTAATAACAGCAGAACTTGCTGAGCCTGAAGTAAAAGGGTTTAAGTGTAATAGCCTTTCTATCGCTACTTCAGAACGATCTATTCTAGAGTTGTATAAAGCTTGAGGTTCAAAAGGAGGTTTTCTTGGAGTAAGCTGAGGGTGCTTTTCCTCATACTCGGAACGATGGACAATTGAGCCATTCCACTCTTTTACCTTTTCTCTAAATGGAAAGGCAAAGCCACTACGGTCAGAAATAAATTTAGCTTTTTTACCAAGTGCAAATTTCATATCAATCCATAATAAGTTGTACTAGGGGTTAAACTCAAACTCGCTCTATCCCTATCTTCAGCAGCAGCTCTTTCAAATTCTTCTTCATACACTGCTTTTAATATTTTAATTCTATCTGGGGCTCTTTTCATAGCTAAATAATAAGCTAATCCTGCTGTTAAACAAGGATAAAACCTAAAAGGCACATTAACAGTATTCACAGAAGCATCAACATCTTGTATTCTAGTTAAAGCATCGTAAATTAAAACATCTGTACTATTTTCTGGAGCTGACCATATTTTTAAATTAGGTGTTATTTGTCTGTCTAAGAAAAACTGACTTGGTCTACCTGTAGTCGTTTTAGTAGGTAAATTAATATAATCATCCCTACTTATTCTGGTCATGCTAAAATCTGTGCCACTTCTTCTAACAACCATACTAAGGATATCTATTACATCAGAACCTAATGTATAATCCGCATCACTAGCTGTAAGAGCCTGTGTTCTTTGCGTTATAGTCCATTGATTTAAACCTCTATTAGCCCAGTCTGCAAATAATAAATTCATAGAACGTCTGGCTGTTCTTAAATCGTAACCTGTGCGAACTTCAATACCACATCTTTCAAATGCTTCTTCAATGTATTCAGCTACATCTATTTCAAAATCTACAGAACTTGAAGTTGCCATCTGTTAAACCTTTTTCATTACTTTTTTCTTTTTACCCAACTTTTTAAAATCTGCTCCTGTTATTTTATTTCTAGGAGAAGCCATACTAGCTAACTTTTTTTGTTTGGGGGATAATTTCTTAACCATTTACTTTTCCTTTCTGGGTCTTCCTCGACCTCTTAGTGGTTTTAGTTCTGATGAGCCACATTGGCACATCTTAGGAAAAAAAGATAGAACCCATTTATAAAACCTTGTTATCATAATTAAGCCTTTTTAGTTGCTTTTTTCTTCTTTTTCTTTTTAGGAAACCCAGCCTTCATATTTGCATAAGCATCTTTTGAAATAGTACTATTCTTTTTTGTTCTAGAAATACCTTTTTTCTTTCTTTTATTAATATTCGCATACAATCCTGGTTTACTCACTTGACTCTCCATGTTTCCTCGTGTCATAGCCATTAACACTTCCACCTTTTTCTAGATTGGCGTAAACGACTATTTGGGTTTTTCGCAGCTTTAGGGAACTTTTTCATTTGACCTGCCGATCTTGCACAATAAGATTTACGTCTTTTCGCAGCTTTACTTCCAGGCTTGACTTTCCCTGTAACAGCAGTTGATAACTTACTTCCAGGATTTGCTCTTCTATAAGCAGCAACTCCTTTCTTAGTCAAGCCAGCCCCACTCTTTGTGGGTCTTTTATGCCCAGACTTAATGGACATTTTAGGCTCTTTAGCCATTATGATAGAAACAGAGTAAGTTTGTTACCACTTCCAGTGAACCCATGTATAAATGCTCCATTTTCGGCTAACACTCCTGCATCTGGAATATTTAAAGTATGTAATCCAGTAGGAAAACTTTGGAGGAGTATAGTTGCTCCACCTGATCCATCTTTAACGGTCAACACACCAGCAGCGTTACCAAAAATTACAATTTGTCTTATTCTTGATCTAGACGGACCAACGAGGGCTGCGTCATCACCTTGATCGTGATTAAATGCTTTTACATCTGAACGACCTGCCATATTAATCTCCTTATAAAAAGATGGGGGTATAAACCCCCATTAATTAAGCTTCGTAGCCCATCAATTCAATTAATAATTTACCTGCTGTAAAATCACCGTCTGTAGTTGTACCACAAGTTAAGTATAAGAATTGATCTGCAGCAGGAACAGCAGTAAAGTAAACTTTACTTCCTAATGTTGCATCACCTGCGTTAACCAATGATGTTTCACTTAACCCACTAATAGCAGCATCTTCTACTCCAGTTCCTTCTGTTGCAGAGAATACGTTAATGTCTGGATCACCGCCTGTTGGTGCTTCAAAACATTCCATACTACCAGTTAAGATAGTCCCATTCGTAGCTGCTGTGATTTGACCAATATGACAAACTAAAGAAGTGCCATTTACACCGATGAT